TCAGACCGAACTCAGCGGCAAGCTCTTGCACTTTGTCTCCATCGACTTTTCGGTCGATGCGGCCAACGATTTTGATCTCGTATTGACCGGGCTCGACGGTCTCTGTGCCTTCAAGGTTTTCGGCAATGGTTGCCAACTTCTTGATGTGGTCTTCAATATCGCGTCGATCTGCTGTCGCATCTTCTTCCTGCTTCTTGGCAGCCAGCCACATACTGGCCAGCTCGTTCATGTCATTGGGCAATACCTTGGCGGTCACGCTTTGCCCCCGATCTTGGAAATGATCGCGCCCAAGTCTGGGGCTTCCCAGCCAGACAGCTTGCCAGAGCGATCCTTGGCCAACCAGAGGCCATCAGAGTCGCACATCAAAGCACGCTGGGTCACACCTTCAGCATCACGCTCGACACGCAGCGCCAGCACTTCATCAAAGAAGTAAGGCAGGCCTTGTGTCAGGCTCTTGCCTGGCATGCCTGGGTTGTAGAGCATCTTGCCCATCTCATCGGTGGACTTCTCCAGCTTGGCCGACATGAAGACATGCTTGCCAGGCAGATCGCGGAAGGCGCGAATCAGCTCCTGCATGGTGCTGTTCATCTCGCCATAAGCAGCGCGGCCATCCTTGGACTTCTTCATCTCATGCGACAGCACCACCTCGGCCACCTCGCTAATCGAGTCCAGCGCGACCGATTGAAACCCAGCGGCCTCCTTGCTGTCGCGGCACCATGTGAATGCCTCGCGCAAGTCGTCCATGCTAGCGATCTCAATGTAGGGCAGATCAGCGTCCTGAATGGACAGCAAACCACCCTCAGCTGACAGCACGATCACATTTGGCAAGGTCTTGACCAAGGTGGTCTTACCTGCACCGGCTTGGCCGTACACCAGCAACTTCACTCCATTGGCAGACAAGCTGCCTGTTGACTTCAAATTGATAGCCATGTGGCTCTCCTTTTTTTTGCACCTCCGTCTGGGAATCAGTTCGAGGTGTGCTTGCACTATATCAGCTTTCAAGTTAAGATGTCAACAAATATTTTCAAGAAAGGCAGAAAAATATGAAAACCGAGGAAGCAATCGCCCATTTTGGCAGTCTGAAAAAGCTGGCCGATGCGCTAAATGTGTGGCCCCAAGTGATCTATCAATGGGGTGAAACGCCCCCTATGGCTCGACAGTACGAACTTGAGGTGAAGACAGGCGGAAAACTGAAGGCAGATCACAATGACGACCAAAGCTGAAGCAGCATTAACTTATGCCTCATGGGGCTGGCATGTCATCCCAGTGGTGCCGAACGGCAAAGTTCCAGCTACTCAGCATGGCGTGAAAGACGCTACAACTGACGCAGAACAAATCACCCGCTGGTGGGCACAAAACCCAGACTTCAACATCGGCATTGCCGCAGGCGAACGCTCCGGCATCATCGTCTTTGACATCGACCCGCGCAACGGTGGTGACAACTCATGGTCAGTCTGGACAGACAACCATGGCCGTGTCCCAGACGGTGCGATGCAAATGACAGCAGGCGGTGGCTTTCACCACATCGCTGACTACACCCCCGAGATCAGATCTTGCAAGCTCACCGAAGGCGTGGATCTGCTGGCCGATGGCCGCTACTTTGTGGCATTCCCCAGCACCATAGAAGGCCGCAGCTATGAGTGGGAAGCCTCCAGCGATCCATTTGATGGCGTAGCCCCATTCAAAGTCCCACAGGGCTGGATGCAGGCATACACCGCCATGCGCAAGCCAGCGGAGCGCCAGCAAGCCACCACCGGCGGCGGACTCATCCAAGGCAGCCGAAACAACGGCCTGACAGCTCTAGGCGGCGCAATGCGGCGCTACGGAATGACAGAGGCCGAGATCATGGCCGCGCTGTCAATCGCCAACGAGACACGCTGCGAGATCCCACTGCCATCGTCCGAGCTGGCGCAGATCGTCAAAAGCGTGGCCAGGTACGACCCAGAAACAGACTTGGCCGCAGCCACCGGCATCGGCTCAGAATCCGCAGATTTCATCCTTGCCGCATCCCAAGCCGAAACCCAAGAATACTTCTTCACCCGCGCCACCTCTTACCTTGGGCAACCCGCACCCCTCAAGTGGGTTGTCAAGAACTGGGTGCCCGATCTTGGCGTGACCATGATCTACGGTGAGTCAGGCGGCGGAAAAACCTTCTTGGCCCTTGACATTGCCTGCCACATTGCCGCAGGCTTGGACTGGCACGGCCACCGAACCAAGAAAGGCATCTCGGTCTACATGGCAGGCGAGGGCAATTACGGCATCCGCCAGCGCGTTGCTTCTTGGTGCAAGGCCCACAACATCGACCAGCTGGACAACCTGCTGATCTCCAACAAGGCGATCGACATGGACAGCCCCACCGCATCGGCCCAGATCATCAAAGCCGTGCGCGAGCTGACCACCGAGGACGCAGTGCAGATCACCATCGACACCGTGAACAACCACATGTCAGGCAACGAGAACGATGCCAAGGACACCCGCAACATGCTCAACGCAGTTCAGATAGTTGGCCGCGCACTCAACTCAGGCATGGTGCTGGTGCACCACACTGGGAACGCCATCGAAGCCAAGAACCGCGCCAGAGGCTCCAGCGCCTGGAAAGCCTCGATGGACTCTCAGATCTTGGTCGCCAAGAAAGACGGCCTGATCGAAGTCGCTTGCACCAAGATGAAAGACACCGAGGAACCCCAGTCCTTCTTTGGCAGGCTCCAGTCAGTCGATCTGGGCTGGTTCGATGAGGACGGCGATGCAATCAAAGGCGCAGTTTTTCAGATCGAAACCGATGTGCCTGAGCAAAAACAAAAAGGCGAATCTGAAAATGCAAAGGACATTCGCAAATTCACAAACGCATGGTGGGCATCTGGCGCTGAAGAAAATAATGGCAACCCTTATTTATCCAGAAGCGCATTGATTGAATATCTCATGAGCAACGAGGGATTATCTGAGGCAACAGCAAAAACATATTCTCAAGCAAGCAAACAAGGGCGCTTGATTTATAACCTGCTGACCTCACAGATTATTCAGGCACAGGCTGACGGCTGGATCGTTTCAGACAACGTGATAGCAAGTTCCATGCTGCTCAGGAAGTCAGAACGATGATGATTCACATTGTCCAATTTTCCCTAGGACAATCGGGACAGGACAGGAATTTTGGGACATTTGTCCCACGGGAAAAGCATTCAGTGGGGGGTGGGACAATCGGGACAACCCCCTAATACATAGTAGGGGTGTCCGTGTCCCAACCATCCCTGATGATGCAGACTTTTTGAAACTATGAAAGAAGTATGTTAGACTTGGGACATTGGAAACAAAGCAAAGGAAAGAACATCATGTTTGCCATTGAGAAGAACATCCCACCACCAGAGGCAAGAACTCGAACCTCTGAATACAACTTTCATGAGTTGCAAGTTGGGGATAGCATTTATATCCCCGGCGCTTCGTATGATTCAAACAGGGCTTTTTGGGCAGCTCAAAAATACTTCTCAAGAAACAACAAAAAGATCACTTCAAAAAAAGAGAATGACGGAATCAGAATCTGGAGAATCGAATGACAAAAACATATCGAGGCAACCACGACATGGGCGAAGGATGGGCCGAGGAATTTCAGTTGCGCGAAATGTACGGCTCAGAGTGGATCGTTTACACCAGAGACACAGACCCATCAAATCGTTACATCAGCGTCAAAGTGGCCGCGACGCAAAGGGTTGAAAACAAGGCCAACTATTGGTTGTATTGGGACAGGGAAAAGTCAAAACTGGCGAGCAGAGGCGCTGACAGCCAGCTTTTGAAAAACAACCGACCAGACCTTTTCCACTTCATCAAGACGAACATGGAGGACTTATGAGCAAACAACTTTTTAAGCAGTGCGACAGACTTGAACATGCCATTGCACCATTTGCAGATCAGACGCTTCGGCAGTCAGTGGATGACATGCGCCTGGCGATTTCCTCAATAACCAAAGCAAACGAAATCCAGGTCGGCGGCGACCACTACAAAGCAAAACCAATCCAACCTTGGGACTTCATCGCGGCCAACCAGCTCGGCTACTTTGAAGGCAACATCGTGAAATACGTTTCCCGCTGGCGCGACAAGGGCGGCATCAACGACCTCAAAAAAGCCAGGCACTATTTGGACAAGCTCATCGAACTGGAGGACAATGCAGCATGACCACAAAATCACACAAAGCCAAAGTTCCAACCAAACGAACAAAGCCTGGCAGTGCCTAAAATCCTGCATGAGCGTCACAGGAAGCACTCATGAACGATAACTTCTACAGCAGCCCCGAATGGCATAAGCTCAGAGCCAAGACCAAGGCTACATGGAGAGCACAAGGTAGACCCTGCGCTTATTGTGGTGAGCCTATTGAGTGGGCCATCAAGGGTGGCACAACAGTGGATCACATCCTCAACAGAAGGAAGCACCCAGACAGGGCTCTAGATCCCTCCAACTTGCAAGTCGTCCATAGTTCTTGCAATTCGAAAAAAGCGGCATATTTTGAAAATAACAACAAACCGCGCATCAATGTTGATGGTTTCCCTGATGGTTGGGCATGAGCCGGATAGGGGGATGCCCCGCCGGGGTGGGGGGCAGGCAGGAAATTCAGGCGAAGCACGCCAACCGGGCCTCGAAGTTTTCATTTTCAGGGTCATCAGAGTTTTTGGCATGAGTTTTTGGCATGGTTATGCAAAAAACGCATAATGTTGACAATCTCGCGCCCACGCGCGAAAACATGGAGAATTGACGCATATGGCAAATCAAGCACGCAAAAGGGTCATGAAGTCATCGACCGAGGCCCTGGTCAAGCAATTCCAAACCCCCGAGGATGTGCTGCAACCGACGGCCACCTTGACTGACCTAGAGATGACCCACTTTAAGCGCCTGGTCAACAGCCGCGAAGTGGACACTTGGTCGCCGCATGACTTGAGTATTGCAACCCAGCTGGCAAAGACGATCCGGCGCTTTGAGGAGCTGCAGGCTCACCTAGATCATGACGGGCTCACCTTGGTCAACGATCGAGGGACGGTTGTGGCCCATCCTTTGCTGGCTGCATCGATGTCCATGGCCAACGTGGTCCAAGCGCTGTCTAGGACGCTGGGATTGAGCGCCAGCCAGCGAGCATTGACTGGGGACAACCAGCGCCAGCGAAACTCAGCAGAAGCCGAGGCCAAGAAGGTGCTTAAGCGTGCTGCTGACGACGGACTTCTTGCATGAGTAAAAACAAAGCCGTTTTGCCAGACAACGTCAAACAGGCAATAAAGTGCGGAGCGCCGTTTCACTACAGGGATTGGCGCAAGCTGCCTATCAGTGAGTTGACAAGAGCTGAGAAGGCGATGGCGTTTGTTGAGCGGTACCATCCAATCCCCGACGGCCATCTGGTTGGACAAAAAGTGCCTTTGATTCCTTTCCAGGAAGCGGCGTTTTATCAAGCAATTGACACGCCGTGCTGGCAATATGTCTTCTCTTGTGGGCGTAAAAATGCAAAAACGGAAACCATTGCCAAAATTGTGAACGCCTATTTGCTTGGCCCCTTGGCGGAGCAGAATTCAAACATTGCAGTCGCCGCAAACTCCAGAGACCAAGCTGCGCATCTATTCAATTATTTGACCAAGTCGCTGTCATTGAGCAAAGAGCTGCAGGGTCTTTTTCGTATTATTCCATCGCAAAAGATGATCATCGGATTGCGAAAAAACGTGACCTTTAAGTGTCTTTCCGCAGACGCCAAAAATGCCCACGGCGGGCAATACAAAGTCATTGTGTTTGATGAGCTTGGCGCTCACGTTGGGGCTGACTATCCGTTTTACGATTCGCTGGTCACCGGGCAAGGGACTCAGGAAGAACCCAAAATGTTTATTTTGTCGACCAGCGCTGCCAGCGATGGCGACATTTTGTCGGTGATAACTGATGCTGCAATACGTGAAAACAGTATAAAGACGGCTGTGCATTTGTATAGTGCAGACAAGGACTGCCCGCTCGACGACGAGGCACAGTGGCTCAAAGCCAATCCCGCTCTCGGGTATTTCCGGCGCAAAGACGACATCGAGCGGCAATGTGCAGACGCGCTGGCCATCCCTGCTGCTGAGACACGATTCAGGCTTCTCATCCTCAACCAAAGAACACCTTTAAATTCCTTATGGCTTGCTCCGGGGGCATGGAAAGCGTGTTCAGCCCTGCCGGATCTCAATGTGTTTAGATCGGGGACAACCGTTTCGCTCGGGTTGGATTTGAGCCAAAAATCGGACTTAACGGCGGCTGTTTTATGCGCGTCTGATGAGTCTGGCGTTTTGCACCTTTTGCCATTTGCGTTTTTGCCAGCAGACTCAATCCAAGCGCTGGAGCTAAAGACAAAAGCGCCTTACCAAGCTTGGGTTCGCTCTGGCGACCTGATTGCGGTGCCAGGCAAAACCATCGATTACGAGTGGGTCTTTACGTGGCTGCGCGAAAAGCTGGATGACCTTGGTATTGAGGTCAATGTTATTGCGTTTGACCGATGGCGAGCTGCTGAGGCAAAAAGCGCGGCGGATCGGGTGGGGTTTATTGGCCCCGAGTGGCAAGAGGTTGGCCAAGGGTTTGTGTCTGCCAGCCCCCGGATGGAATTCTTTGAGACAAAATTGCTTAAAGGTGAGATTCGCCACGGCAGCTCTCCCACTCTCAACCTTGGGGCGGCTGCATGCTCAGCTTTAACTGACCCGAGCGGTAATAAAAAATGGGCCAAAGATAAGTCGTCGCAAAAAATTGACGTTTTGGTGGCGGCGATTATGGGGGCTGGCGTCCACATGGTTTCGCCGGCCGAGCTCGATATCGGGGCATTTATAGCGTGATAAACTTAGCCTCGACCGACTGACCTAGCCATCTAAGGGCGCTTTGCAGTTGCCTACTTAGAAAACCAGCGTTCGGTCGGTCACCCTTCCCGCAGTTTCTCGCCGAGGCATATCTTGCTCGCCCAGCATGTGCAAGTACGCCAGCCAAGTAATTGGCGGCATCCGGCGAGTCTCGGCCTCCCACTCTTGCACGGAGCGGAGGCTACAAAATACCAACTCGCCAAACTGGGCTTGGGTTAACCCGTGGCGCTTGCGCAGGGCGTGAACCATCTCGCCCGTTGGGTTGTCGCCAGGGCGGGTGCGGGCTTTGCTTCGGTTTTGGTGGGTGGTCATGCTGCTTCCTTCATGGTGTCTGTGTAAGCCCAGCGGTAGCCGCCAGCTTTTGGTTGGCGGCCTTTTGCCGTAAATGTAATTCCGCACGGGTGAATGTTTGCCCACTCGGCTGCGCTTTTTGCAGAATCAAACACTTTCCCAGTGTCTAAACATATAACGGGGACGCAGCGCTTTTTGATGCGTTCTGCTTGGCGAGATTCTGGCGTTGTTGCGAGAAAATGATCGAAAGCCTCTTGATGCGAAACATTGTTGCGCTCAACGTGGTGAAGCATCGCCAGATAGTTTGTCCCGGATGCGGCAGCAGCTGCTCTTAAACTAAGCGCTTGGCCGTTATAAACAACGGGGCAACGCGCGTACTTTATCGGATCTTTTTCGTAAGCAATTTTCTGGCTTGCGCTCATTTTTTCTCTGACGTCTGCGCGTTTTGCTGGGTTTGCGTCGCCAGTCATGGCCAACGATTTTCTTGCTTTGACTTCTGGTTGAGCGCAATACGCCACCACTTTAAGTCTGACTTTTTCCGCGCTCTCCGGGTTGTGCATTGGGTTGTTGTGCGCAAACGTGTTTGTGCTTAAATATTTGTCGTAATTTTCAGCCCAGCTGCGTTTGAGTGAAGCGCTTAATTTTTTTCTTGATGACTCGCTTTTGGCCCCTGCACGCATTGCCAAAAGGTGCTGCGGATTTTCTGCCAAACGCAATTTCATTGTTGCTGCGCGTTTTGCTTGAGAGTCAACAGAATGTAGGCGTGAAACAAACATGGGGTCTTGGTGTTGTTTGCGCGTATTTTCGGCAATTACAGGCCGCATTTCCTCGCGTGCTTTTGCGACCCAGCGGCGTTTGCCTGATATAGCAAAGCGATTGTTACACGCGCTGGCGTCCATTTTTGCCATCGCCCACACAGCACGCCAATGCGCGTTGCCGTGTATTTTTGCCAGCAACAAGTGAGCAAAAAAATGATCACCCGAATTTAAGCTAATAATGTTGGCGCCGTCGTCTTTGCCGCCGACCAGCTTTGGTTTAATGTGGTGGTGCTCAAACCCGTTGAGGCCTGCGCGGCGTCCTCTGGAGCTTCTGGCTGCTTTGCTTGCGCCCCGAAACAGTTCGGGCTCTTTTGTTTTTCGGTCAGCAATGAATTCGTCGTAAATGCGTTGGTAGTTCATGTCAGTGTCCTTTCCCCTGAATCCCCGAGGAGCGGGTGGCAGCGTTTGTTGCCATGAGGGTTATTATACACACATTGTGCGGGTTTGCAATAGGGTTTGGCAAATAAATGCAGAAAAATTGCCCCAGATTGCACTTTATGTTCTAATCGGCGCATCTTCATAGGTGAGGGCCCTTATGGAACA